TCAGTAGGTTGTTTTGTCATATTTTCTCCTCGTTTAATCGTATACTATCTTCTAGGACCTTTCAAGATTCTTACATCTCTTTGTTTCATCCTATCTTGTCTCATTTTAGCATCGTTAGACATTTCCTGTTTTGTCAAAGATGTTTCAGCTCTTAATTCAGCCAAGTCTTCATTTTGTTCTAATTTTTCATCAAACTGCTCTTGACCCATCATTTGTTTAGATTTATCCAAGTTAATTTTTTCTTGATCTTGTTCTCGTTTTTTAGAATCATCCATAGCTCTTAAATCTAGTTCTCTTGCTTTTAATTTAGCAATTGGGTCATTTCCAAACTGTCCCATAATTTTATTTTCCTCTTCCATGAATTCTTGCGTCATTTCTGCAATTAATTTTGCTTTTCTAGACTCTAATGCCATTGACATTTGCATTAGTTGTTGCTGAACCTGTGGATTTTGCTGCATCATTGGGTTCGCTTTCAATTGTTGCTGTAATTGTGTCAATTGAGCAATTTCTTCTCTCATTTCGATCTCTATTTGCTCTTGTGCCATCATAGAAATATGTTCAAAAATATTTTTTTCGAGTGCACCAAGTACAACTGGATTATTTCGCGCTAAATTGGTCGACATAAAATTTAAATGAGTTGTAATATGCGCTTGATGGTCCTGACCTTGGAAAGCTTGGAAAGGTTTATTTGACATTGCCAAAATATTTTCAGATGCAGGGTCCATTGGAGCCGGTGGTTGAGGTGGAGGAAGTATTTTATCAATATCTTTCACTCCAATTGCTTGATACATGTCATGAAATGCTTCGTATAAATTATGCAGTTGCGGATTCGCTTGAGCTAGTTGTAACTCTGTTTGTGCCATTGTAATTCTTTGTGTTTGAGAAAAGATATTTGGATCTGCAATTGGGATAATGTCCACTCTCTCATCAAAATCAGCAACTTTAATATTTCGCTGTGCCCCTACGACATCGTAAGGATATTCTTGCGGTAAATAAGTTTTATAAACTCCAGCTAATAACTGAAATTCCTGCTTCATCGCCACATACAATCTTTTATGTATGGCTGACATGACCCTGGAGCCACGCTCTAAGAGGGCTATGGTCGTACCAACAGCGGCCTGTTGGTTGCCGTCCCCGACCTGCATGTCAGCTATGGCGGCAAATCTTTGTCCGGCCGACACAACAATACCCATTAACTGAAGTAGTGTTTGTGAAGGTTCCTTGAAAGGAAGAGGCATAAATGCATCTCTGATGTTTCCACCAGGAGCATCCACATCTCTAAATTCACCAGGTTGTATTGCTTGGGCTTCGTCTCTGACACGAATACCTCTTTGCTTAAACCCTGCAGGTAAATTGCTTAATGTACCTGCGTCCAATAGTTGACGTAACGCGGTTGTTGCGGTTCTGGATAAACCACCAATCATATGAATTAAACCTAATCCATAAAAACCTAGACCAGGTAAAAATTTAAAATGAACAAAATATTCAATTTTTAATTTTTTCGGATCAGCAGCTTGATAATTTCTTCGAATTGATAAAACTTCTCTGGAAGCTGTTTCCACAGTTACAATGTATGGAAGTTTAATTCCAGTTGGTTCTTGAGATTCAGGATCCATATCTTCAAATCCTTCTAGATCTAAATTTACATGACATTCAATTAATGTAAAAACATCTTCGTCTCTAGTTTTCTTAACTCCCTCTAATTCTCTTTCTTTTTTCTTGACCTCTGATTCTTCATCATAACCAGGTTTTAATTCTATATCTGCATAAAATCCGGCTACTTGTTTTTTTCTTAAATCATTTTCAGAAATTTTAATTGTATGCATTACTGCTTCTGCATCTTGAAGTGAAGTTGCGGTGTAAGGAACAACTAAATCGTCTGCAGGCACAAATTTTGACACGGCTCTACCCAAAAGTTCATCGTAATAAACTTTCTTAAACGCAGAGCCGGCGAGAGGGAGATAAAAAAGCAGTTGATCGAACTCGGGTTCATACTCTTTCATCACGTCCATGAGCTGATAGTTCATGAAGTTTTTTACTCTAACAGATTGATCTTCTTTCTGTCGATCAGGTCTGCCCATAACTTGAGTATGGACTGGACCTGTTGCTGGCAGCAATTCTTTATAAGCCTGTGCTTGAAACTGTGTTACGGACTCTGCAAGAACCGGGTGCGTGGCACCGGAAGCTCCTTGAAAGGGTTGTGTTGGATTTTCGTATTTAAAGCCTAAAAGATCTAAACCTTTAGTATAAGTATCTTCCCAGTCTTTTCTGGAAGATTTATACTGCATATAATTTTCATTTAATTCTGAGCCTAGTTTTCCTAAAACATCTTCTGGTAGTAACTCTGCTAAATTGTCAAAATGGCCTTCTCCACCCGGTTGATTGACCGCGTTGGGATTAAAATTTATTTCAACACCACCGTCTTCTTGTTGTTCGACTCTAACATCATCTTCACTAACTTGAGTTATTCCCGTTTCTTTTTGGGCGATGATTTCTTCTTCAGGTGGAATTTCTATCGTTTGCTCTACGTTAGGTAGAGCTTTGTCTATGTCTGCCATTTATTTTCCTCGAGTTCTCTGATGTTTTAGCTTGTTTTACAGGAACATTCAAGCCCTGTGAATCCGGTCCTTTTAAAGGAGGAATTTCTTTCCATTTCACATTCGGCATATTTTTAGTTAATGTTTTATTCATATATATTCAAGATCTGAGCAAGACCCCCCTCTTTTAATCCCATCATATTTTTTAAATTAGCAATCGCCGTTAAGATTGCATCTTTTTCTACTCTGGGTAAAGTGCTTTTAGGCGCAATATAGAATTGTCTCATATCATGTCCGGATACTTTTTTCTGAAGTCTCTTCGCCAACTTAAGTTCCTTTGGAGTTAAAGTTAATTTTTTAACAACGCCTTTTCCATAACCACCACCCCAGTTTATAATATTTGCCCAATCTTTAGGCTTCCAAGAATAAATTTTTCTGCCTGCATAACTCGTCGCGTCTGAAGGTTTACTTGAAAACCATCGTCCAGCAGCGCTTCGTCTTAAGGCAGGACTCCCAAGATCTCCCAAGATGGTGTAACGCGTAGACTCCGGTCTATACATAGACTTTGCCATCTCCTTCAGAGACAGAGCATGTTTTGATACAACCGGCTCTCCTCGATAAAGCGTAATGCCTGATGGTCTTTTTAAAAGACTAAATAAATTTTTCCCAAGTCGAGGATTTCTCGCAATCAATCGAACTGCTAAACTTGCTATTCCTCTTGCAACTAGTGGTAACATAATTAATCCTCGTCGCTTGCAAAGAAGCCTCTTTTCTTTTTATAATCGTTCCATAAATCATAACCTGTTAAACCTGTAGATATTGCAAGTCCTGCCCAACCTATTGGACCCATTAATCCCATGGCAGCCCGTGGCAACCCTAATCTTAAAATTGTAGCTAATCCTGATCCCATTCCTCTAGTTGCAAGCTTTGTCATTGATGGTGCAAATGCTGGTCCCATCCATGCCACTGGATCTTTAGCTATTTCTCCCCAGCTCTCTCCTTCTCTTCTTTTTTGTGCAATTCTTAATGGCTCTGTTGCAAGGAGTCCTGCGGGAGTAAACATCCCTGAAACTAATTTCATTGCTGGGCCTATAGTAGCGGCACGGAGCGGACTCATTGCAGCTCTTGTTTTTGGTACTCCCTCCACCATTCTTGTAAAAGGCTTTCTTCTTGCTCTGTATACTGCTCCGGTACCAGGAATCGCGGATGCTACTGCACCCACTTCTGCTCCTCCAAGAGTCCAATCAAGAATTTCGCTTCTAGGTTTTGGTCGTTTTCCTTCGATCAATGCGTCGAGCATTCCTGCTTGTTGATCCGGATCAGTTAAATAAGTTGAAGGATCGTCATTCATGAATTGTTTAACGAGCGGTTGAGCAACTGCACCGATCGCAGCTAACGCTCCAAATTTTCCGGCAGCCGGGCCAAATTTTCCAAGTGCTCCTAAAAATCCTTTGGCTGCGTTTTTAACTTTCCCTAACGCACCTGAAGTTGCTTCCATAGTTGCCAATTTATTAGCAGAACCTACGGGATCTCTTTTGATAATTTCCGCACAAGTAGCAACGGCTCCTCCTCCTTGAGACCCAGTTAAATATCGACACCCACCACCTTTCTTTACAATAGTTATAAATTGATCAAGATGAGCTTTAGGTTTTAAAATCTCTCTGGTTCCTCCTTTTAAAAATAAATCTGTTGCAAATTTAATTAAATCAGATTCTCGTTTAGCAAAAGAAATATCGGGTCCAACAATACTCGTTCCACCTGGAACAACTGTTCTAACTCCAAATAGTTTTGCTTCTTTGGTGGTTAAATCCAGCTTCGCTTTTGCCTGATTCCCTTTCCATGTTGAAACTTGTAAATCATTAAGAGGGCTCGTTTTTACTCCTCGTATATGATCTAAATGAAGAGGAGCAGGGTTTCCTGTTGATTTAATAAGGGCTTCTAATAAAGTCATTTTTTCCCCAGTCACAGGATGAGTAAAAGGAGTCTTTTTTAAATCCTTAAGCTCCTTCCATCTTGTTGCATATTCTCTAAACCGCGGATCATTGTTTTTAATTGCTTCTCTAATAGACTCTCGAGTTAATATGTCGCCGGTTTTATTATCAATAATCTTAAGTTGACCATAAAGAGTTGACTCTCCCTTCGGGGCATATTTAAAATCTGTTCCCTTTTGTCTAATATGTTCGGTTAAACTTCTTAGGATATGATCGCTGACATTAGAGGGTCGCTGTAGTGCCACGGCTTCAGTTACGACTGCAGGTGTTATGTTTAAATTTTTTCCAGCAAAACCCATAAATTGAATTATTGATCCAGATGTTTTTGGTTTTAAATCTTTAATAGTCCTTAATTGCTTAACAGTATCTACTATGTCCCTTTCATTAACAGGAACACTAAAATATTTAGTTAAAATATTTCTAACTTTTGTCTTGTCTGCAGCATTTCGGTATTTAACCCCTATAATTTTACTTCCCTTTGCCAGGGTTCCTGTTGTAGGTTTAGCAAGCGTTGTTTTAACTGCTTTTTTACGACCACGCAGAAAACTTTCTATATCATAGCCTAGAGGAAACTTCTCCATCCCTCCTGCTTTTCGAACTTTCATAATAGTTCCTTGATCGACGCCTGCCACTTCTGCCCATTCCGTTGCAGTAGGAGGTCTTGGTTTTATTTTTTTAAGTTCCTCATAGACTTGTGCGATGAGTTCACGATATTTTTCTGATCCTATGACTGTCTGAAACTGGCCCAGTCTTCGCATCTCAGCGAGTTGTTTTCGAAGGCTCTCTAATTTATCCATTATACCTCCAGAATCTTAGCTAGACCACCGGATGCATTTGGTTTACGACCTGTAGGGTCCCATTTCTTTAAAGCGTCTATTTGAACCATGTTTTTAACCTCCGTTTGCATTTGACGTATCATACCCATTTCCTTAGCTAAATAATCATAGGCTGTGCCGTAAAATTTTATTCGTGCTAAATCGTCGAGATCATGGTAGACCACTCCAGCATCTTCTGCTAACTGCTCTGCAAGAAGTTCGGCATTATATTTCATATCTCCTGCAGCATAACCCGGTGAGACGTTGTCGGATGCTTTAAACATATATTCAGCGTTCTTTTTATTTCTATTAAGAAAAGCAAGTGCGCCTTTAGCAATTGTTCTTGACCCATATTTAAAACCAACTCTGCCACCGTCGTTCATGCTTAAAATATCAACCAGACCGCCTTCGGCAAATTGAGGAGTTAGTTTAATATGTTTTAAAACCATATCCGCTAATTCAGTAGGCGTTCCCGCTTCTAAATTCACACTATTTAAAAACTTATCAAAATTCAGCATGCTTTCCCCATAATACTTTTTCATCAGGTCTAAGGGATCCGCACCCTTACTTCCTGTCCTTAAACTAATTAGAACTTCTTCAGGAAGATTGAGTCGTGTGTCTTGTTGTAAAATCTGTCGAGCAATCGCTCGTGACATTCCGGTTTTCTGATCTAACATTGCCGTTACACCTGCGGTCCCTGGTTCCGGGAGCCTGCCTTCTGCAGCGGGAATCTTTCCTTCAGCTACCAGTCGATCAATTTTAGCAAAATCTGCGTCCTTAAGTGGTCGGCCCATAAATTGATGAGTTTCTTCTGGAAATCTTTTTAGACCTTCTCTTAAAGAACCCAGACCTTCTCCCGATAGTCCCCCGGTCCCCGTTGCCAGATCTGTTATGTTAGCAACCGGTTCAGGTCTGTAAGCTTGTTTAAGCTGAACTAAATTATCTTTTAGACGTTGTAACTGCAGGTCGTTAAGTTTGTTTGCAACCGCGTATCCTCCAGCACTTTCCGCCTCTGTGATAACCCGCTCTAGCGGGAACCCGGATTCCATCATACCGGCTACATCTAGCTGACCCTGGAACAGGGTTTCTTTCGGTCCTTTTCCTAAAAAATTTATGTTGCTTTTGGTTCCCATAAACTTACTGGGATTGCCACCAATACTTTTAATCAGATTTAGAATTTCTCCAATAATAATTCGTCTAGCCATAGTATTTCAATTGAGTACCCCTTGTAATTTTTTCCTCTTTGTAATCTTCAGGATGCGGAACCAGTCCTCCCTGTCTTACACGCATGACCGCCTGTGTTGTACTGTCCACATAATCGTCATGATCGCCATATGGAAACGACGCACATTCCTCGATGACTTCCTGAGCAAAATGTTCGTGTTTCGGTGCCCAAATCTTCCCCGACTCAAAAAGCGGAGCGATTGAATTCACCCTTACATGCTTATCATTTCCTCGCGATGGCGTAAAGTTAATTACTGGTATGTCCATCTGTCTAAGTTCGTGCGTAAGTGGGATCCCCGATGCCTTGGCCTCGATTATAACCATATCGGGACGCCAGTACATGTATTCCTCTTTGGCCACGCGTCTCAGTTCAGGGAACTCGTACCTATCCTTGAACGCACTTAGTAAAATCATGTTATGACCGGTGTCCTCTCTTTTAAAAACTCCCCAAGTGGTAACTGCAGAATAATCGGCCGT